AAGCCTTAACTTGCCCAGTTTTTTTATTAGTCATATTATTCTCCAATTTTATTTATTAATTACATTATAGCCCCTGCCCTCAAGACAATTATTGAGTAAATCAGTTCTTGTCTTTAACTTAGGACTGAGCCATAACACTCTCCACCTTAGATTATTATAAAGCACCTTGCCTTTATCCCAGAAGTAAGAAGTATTTTCTTCTACTAGGCTTTTGCAAGTAAAATAATCATCGTGGTATCGGTTCATATCGCCTTTAATATTCGCTGACGATTTACCCCTACTGTCAACAATAGGGGTACTAGAACAACTTATTAAGAACCCTAATACTAGGATTAACACCATAGCTATTAGAATTCTTTTAAAGATAACAATTCCCATATTTCTTTTTCGGTAACTGTTAGCTTGGTCAATATGTAATTTGAAATATTTATTGAGCATATTTATCGCCAATCATATTCCAAGTCTGTTCAACAAAAGGCTCTAAATCATCGTAATCACAAATAAATTCGTAACCCTTTTTATATAACTCTTGAACTCTTTTAATAGCTTCTTCTAAAGCATCGCTATCTTTTACAATAGCAACCACCTTATCAAAGAAACTATCTTCTAAATATTCTTTATATTTTATACTCATTAGCTTGAACTCCATTATTATTATAGTTGTATATATTAATTGTATTAAACTTATTGTCTACTAAAGCCCTTAGATTGTCCTTAAAAACAACTCTAAAGTAATGCTTGACCTTACCATCTTCGATAAGGTCAAATCTTTTTAAATCTTTGAATACTAGCTTTTTCATATTATGCACCCTCTAATATTCTCTGCTTTTGCTCTTTATCCAAAAAGTATGTGCTTCTAGGATAGTTTCTTTCTTTTACATCTGAAAACCATATTCTAGTTTTAACATCTTTTTTGAATTTTTTGTAAATTACTGGTGTTGAATTTTCTAAAACAATTCTTTCAATCATAGTTATAAAATGATTGTTTATAAATTCATTTGAAATCAACCCACTCAAACCCATGTCTAAAACAAGTTTTGCATATTCTCTATAGGTGTTAATTGATAATTTCTTATCTGAATTAAGCAACTGTTCCATTTGAATTTTGCCAGTATTACAACCAATTTGCTTTTGTTTTCGTGTCAATCTATAAACAAAGTCATTTACTACTGTAATATCTTGAAAATAAAAAGTTTTGAAAACTCTTTGGTCGCTAGGCAACCAACCTTTTTCGATTGTTACTTTGTAAATTATATTCTGCATATGAACTCCTTATTATTATTATTATTAATTTAACCTAGAATAGCATCTAGGTTTTATATGTCAAACTATTTATTATTTTCTTGATAAATAGTAACAATGCACTAGCTTTTTCTCTATTTTCTCTACAAGTTTTAGGTCTTTTTTCCAGTTATCATCTCCATCTTCAATCATAGAAACAAAGTTTTGTCCTAACTCTTGTATTGCTTGCCTTAAAATTTGCATTTCTCTATCGCTAAATTTTTTATAATACATAATTAGCCCCATCTAAATCTGGTATATTATCATGGTTTTGTATCTCTACCATTGCTTGCAATATATTATTAGCGAACTCTTTTTGAGTGTCTGTTAACTTGTCATAGTAATCTGATAAAAACACTTCTGTATTATAATCTGCATCAAATTTACTTAGAAACTTTGCATCATATTCAAAAGATAATCTGTTTTTTGTTTCTTCAGCAACCAACCAAGTTTGCCATATAGAATTTAATTGTTTTTCCATTTTTTGTTTATACATTTGTTTTCCCCCTTTTTATAATATTTAAAATGCTTTCAGCTAATTCTTTTCTATTAATAGCAATCTCTTTGTCTTTTGTTTGTTTTATTTGCATCAAAGGATTTTTAGCATTAAGTCTAAGTTCTTGATACCAGACTTCATTTTCTAGACGTTCTGTTATTTTATTTAATGTATCTAAATTACTCATTATTAAAACCCCCTTGATGAACTTTAGGGTTATCCCAATTATAAAACCATTCTCTTGCTATTCTAACAATAGCTTCATTTGTAAACCCCCTTAGAATTAAACTTATAACTCTTTTTTTACCAATCATATAAGTGCCATCTAAAAGTTGAATTTCTTTACGAATAAAAAATAATCTTCTTATTAACTTAGATTTGGTAATTTTATTTTCTAAATATTCTTCTATTATTACATTCATTATGAACTCCATTATTATTAAACTATATAACCTAGAGTATAATCTAGGTTTTATTTAAATGTAAAGCACTAATATAAGTTTTTTTTAAATTTATTGTCTTTTTCTTGGTTTTTGGTACTATTACTTGAGAGTAATCCTCCGTAATCATAGTATGAACTCCAATTTTATACTATATTTAGGGGGTAAATTTAGGTTTGCCCCCTATGATTAAAGAATCACATATTCAAATAGCTTGTAACGATTTACTGAACCAAATGAACAAAGTGTATTGTTTTCGGCATTTTCATGTGCCTAATGAGGGTAAAAGGTCGATGTTTCTGCATAATCATATGAAACGCATGGGCTTAAAGTCTGGTTGTCCAGATTTAATCATTGAATACCCTAAAGGTCGTATTTTATATGTGGAACTTAAAACTAAAACTGGCAGGTTAACACCTACTCAAAAACTATGGGCTACTCAATCAGCTATATATGAAACTCCCCACTATATTGTTAAAGGCAGTATTGACGATTGTTTAAACGAATTAAAAGCAATCATCGAAAGAAACGTGCCTAAGATAGCTTAAATTTCTAGGGTATGTTTATACCTTTTTTACCTTTAACACCCTCTGAGGGGCTTTAAATGAGGTTTTTAATCGCCTTTTTGACTTACCTCTGCGTTTTGTCATAGGTCTTTTGTCAATTAACTCCGAAATCGTGGCTGTAGTGGTAAAGCCTATCATTTCTTCTTTTTTCTCTTTTTATGTGCAGAGTTTTTCATCAATCTACCATCTGGCATATAATGATAACCTCTGGGTGCTTTTTTACGCTTTTTAGCCACTATTTCTTTTTCTTCATTTTAGATTTTCTTTTCTTAGGCTTTTTCTTCATTCCCTTATGATATGGCATATTTTACTCCTTAATGTAAAACTGTTGAATGTATTATAATTAGGATAGCACAAAAAATTAAAATCTGTACCCATGATTTCAGTTCCTCGAATGTATCCCATATTTTTAAAAAGAAGTCTTTCATGTCTAACCTTTCTTTTTATTAATTAATTGTAATCCTTGCTTTCCAAAACGATACCCAAAAGAAGCACCAATCGAAATATATAAACAATTTTGAAACCACTCTGGACAATGTTGGTCTAAAAAAATAAACCCCTCTTTTACATATTCTTGTGTAAATGGCAAAAAACAAGCAATTAATATTCCACCAAAAATAAGTGTCCAAAATTCATCTTTCCATGAACCTGCCATCTGGTCTGTTAATGACCTTTCATTTAGCATAGATGAAGTTGCTTCTGTTTCATAAACTTTTGCTTCAGCTTTTGCCCTAGCAACTTTTACTTCACTTTCGGCTCTTGATTTTTCTACCCTGCCTTGTAACCAAGTTCCAATTAAAGAACTTATTGGGCTGATAAAATTTTGTATCATATACTTGCCATTCTTCTACATAATCTTTCGGCTCTTAAAGTTACCTGCCGATACCATTTGGAATCTTTCATTTGATTTGATGCTTCTTGCCAATCTCTATCATCAACTGCTTTCTTAAACTTGACGAATTTACTTAAACGAGGTCTGCCCAGATTAAACATCATATTTGCTATAATTAGCTGTGCTTCTTCTGGTAAGAGATAAAAGTCATCATACAACAACGTGCATTCACCTAAAGTTACATTTAAATCTTGTTCAAATAATTCGTTTACTCTTTCATCATCTATATGTGTGCCTACTTCCAAACCAAACTCTGGGTCTGTTTCTTTTATTAAATGCCCTACCCCTAAAGTTGGTAAACCTAAATGGTCTAAGTATATTTCGTTTTTATAGCCCTCATCGGCTTTTATTTCTTCTTTTAGTCTTTCAATATCCATTAGAACCTCTGTAATACAAAAGCTATAAACTGTGTGGCTACCATGAACCCTATAGCCCAAAGAACATAATTTAGTTTCTTAACTTCTTTTTCTAAATGGTGAATATGGTTATTCTCCAAAGTATCTATCTTGTTATAGATATTGACCAAATGCTCTTTTGT